TGCCCTAGCGATAAAAGGGGCTTATGTCAACTAAAAGACTCTAATATGTCTTGTTATGCTAAAAACGGGCAAAAAAGAGCCTCTGGACTTTATACAAGCAACGGCATCCCTTGTATTAACTCTTATCTTAATAGTTGTCTTGTTATGGCTTGTTTAAAAGAGTTATATAACTCTAATAGCCTATTAGAGGCTTTTAGTTCCTTTATTAATAAAAATTATCCTATAGTAAGATATAATTTAAAAGGCGACTTTAAAGACTTTAAAGACTTATATATATTATCTTTTATTGTCTCTAGGGCTTTTAAAACTACTTTTTATGGCTACAGTGCTAGAGACGACTTATTAGAGGATAATAACGGCTATAGCGACTATTTAAGGGCTAATAACCTTTATTTAAACGGCTCTAATATGTTTTATACAAATAGGTTTAAAGTCACTTATAATTTAAAAGAGTGGCTTTTAAGCCCTTATATTTGCCTAGGGGCTTGTAATAAGTGTAAAAAATGTTTTAGCCTTAAAAACAAGACTATTTTATGTTTAATACATAATAAAAATAACGATATCTTATTAAATACATTTAATAATAGGCTATTTTTAGCCAAGTTGTTTAATAGTCTTGATAAGACTTTAAATTTAAGTCAAGAGGACTTTAAAGTTAAAAAAGGCTTGTTAGAGTCTATTAACCAAGTAATGAGCGATAAAATAGGGGTTGACTTAAGTTTTAGCGACTTTAAAGAGTTTAAAACTTGGTTGTCAACCTTACATTACAATATAAAAGATAATATCGACTTTATAGGCGATATTAATTATTTAAAAAGCCTAGGGGTGGCTTAAAACCCTATAATTTATTTTTAGAGGTGGTTTTAATGTTAGAGATATTTAAAGAGGTTTTAGAGCAAATAGACAATAAAGAGTTTAATAACGAGTTTATAAGTGATTTAAACGGCTTTTTTATGGCTTTAAATAGTCAACTTAAAGGCGATAAGTCAAGCCTTATTAAAGTAGAGCCTAGTAACTCTAGTAACTACTTAATAACTAACTTATATAGCGACTACATGGCTATAAGACATATTAACGGCTTTTTATTAGATTTAAGAGATTATTTTATGGCTTTTAGCGATAATCAAGAGTTATTATATGATATCTTTTTATTACTTTTAGAGTTTAATATAATAGAGTTAAGCCACTCTTTAAGGCTCTTATTATTCAAAAAACTTTATTTAAGTGGTTACTTTTGTTATGTCGCCCTAGATAGTCAAGACTTTAAAGATAACTATAGTTTTATTAGTCAAGACTTACAAATAATAACAAATATTGTAAGTCAAGACAATATAAAGGCTATAGACTCTTTATTATCAATAACTTTAAGCGAATTATATTTATTTAATAATATAGACTTAAAAGATTTATTGATTTAAAATAAGGGGGGGGTTTAAAGTGACTAATACAATAAAAGAGGTTAATAATAGCCTTGATAAAATACAAAAAAGTTTAATAAGTCAACTTAATAGTACTAATATAGAATATATCGACTTATTAACATATTATCGTAAGGTGGAGGCTTTAAAAGTTAAAAAAGATACTTTATACTTGGATAATATATAAGAGGGGCTTTTATAGCCTTTTATTTTTTTAAAGGCTAAATATAACACTGTTATAATATATCGCTACAGATAAGAGGGGCAAAAAATAGCCTCTTAATATTACAATAGGGTTTAATTATTATAGGGCTTGGCTTGTCAAGTGTTAAAATAACAAGAGGGTTTTATAATTATAAGGGGTTGACTTGTCAAGCCGTTAATATATATATTATAGCCCCTATATTGTCAAGGTATAATATTGTATTTTTTGCCTCTTACTACAACGGCGACAAGATAAGAGGGGGGGCTATAGTCAACCCTCTATTATATGGCTATTGTAACTAGTGGTATAATATGGCTTGATACTATAACCCTATTATATGGCTATTGTAACTAGTGGTATAATATGGCTATTGTCTTTTATCGTGCAAATATTACACGGCTAATATTAATTAATAGCCTTAAAGCCCTATAAACCCTATTTGATACATGATACTTAACTATAATCAAGGGGTTTTATCTGTAGCCCCTGAATTTAAAGTTAACTTGACTTTTTTTAAAGTCAACTTAAGAGTTCCTTAAGATCCAAAAATGCGACGTTTGATGCACTTCACGAAACTTTCAGAAAATTTGGGGGGAGGTAAAAACACCCCCTTTACACCCCCATCCCAGCAGAAATACACAGACCCTTACCACCTACCCCAAAGCCACCCTCTATCTTTTATTGAGCCTTTAGGCACAACACTATTAACTGTTCAAACTGTTATGAGCTGTTCAAAAATTATGAACATTTCAAACTGTAGGAAAATATTTGTATAACCTCGAACATACATAAATATCAGTACTATATCAATATTTTTAATTTTTCATACAATTAACAGTGCCACCCTCTATATGGGGTATAAAACATATATTACTGAAGAGGTGATTTTTTGTATCATTTTTCGAAAAAATGCCGAAAATGATGGAAAATGCTCCTTTTTGCGATTGGAGGGTGCATTGGCATTATCGTTGTGTCACCCAACTGCGGTTTTGTGTCACTGGGGAGCGATTTTGTGTCACTCGGAGGCACTTTTGTGTCAAAACTTCCCATTTTTGTGTCAAAATTAGCGATAGTGTGTCAGTTCACATCGATAAATTGATGTAGAAACCTAAAAATGTAGGATATTTCTTACATTTTCAGCATTTTTTGTGTCACCGAACTTGAAAATTGTGTCAGCACACCCAAGTTTTGTGTCACGGCAACTATTTTTTTGAAATTATTATGATTGACAATAAAACAATTTTGATAACTGGACTGGTTATTGGAGGTGTAGTTGGACTCTACCTCAATCAGACCGAAATAGCATCAGCCATCTTTGGAGGACTGGTCGGATATCTCTCAAAGGATGTCATCAAGGTTCAGCATGAGGAGGTCACATCTGAAGATGGATCAGACTCTGAAACAGCATGAGCATCTCATTGACAAGCATGAGGACAGACTTGAAGCGATGCAACAAGACCTCATCGACATCAAGACAGTCCTCAATATCAAAGATTTGACAAACGGTCAGGTTGTCGATTATCAAAAACAACTGGCAGAAGCTCTAAAAGAAGAGAAGGTTGAAAGAAAGGAACAAGATTCACTGTTGCGAAGCGATTTGAAAAGCATCGATGAAAAGACATGGTGGATTTTGGGAAGTGTTATTTTTGAAATAGTGATTGGAATTGCAATCGCTATCATTGGGGGATTATTATGAAATTGAATAAGAATACAGATGTTGATGAGAACGGACAGCCAATTCTCCCAAATGAACCGAAAGTTTCTGCGAAGACTGGGAAAAGGCGAAAGGCGAAGCCAAGAGCAATAACACAAGGTCAGATAAACAAAATCTGTGCAAAGATAAAAGAAGGAAACTTCATCAAACAAGCCGTAATTTCCAGTGGGGTCAATTACAACACTTACCAAACTGCAATGGCTAGGGGTAAAAAAGGAATTCGCCCCTATGATGAATGGTATGAACAGATTCAGATTGCCAAAGCAGAGGCAGAAACTGACAAAGTCTCAATTCTCAACGAAGAGATGCTTAAAGGCAATGTAGGAGTCATACAATGGTGGCTAAGCAGAATGCACGGAGATAGATGGGAAAGAACTGAAAGAATCAAGGCAAAGGTCGACAATACTCAAAAAATCGAACTAGTGCGTTTTTCTGACATAAAGAAAGAAGAGGAATAACTTAATGGGCGAAATCTACATGATACTGAACAATGTGAATGGAAAAGTTTACATTGGACAAGCTCTTAATTCTAAAAGAAGATTATATAAGCACAAATATGATTTAAGAAGAGGGAAACACTCCAATTCACATCTTCAATCAGCATGGGAGAAATATGGAGAATCTAATTTCACTTTCATGGTTGTGGAAAAATGTGATGATGATTATTTGGATTTCGCTGAAAGATTTTGGATCAAATCATGTGATTCCACAAACCCTAAAAAAGGTTACAATCTTGAAGAAGGTGGAACTAATGGCTACAAAGTTCTTGAAGAGACCAAGAAAAAAATAAGTCTCAAAAATAAAGGAGAAAACAACCCATTTTATGGTAAAAAGCACTCTCTTGAATCTCGCAGAAAGATGTCGGAATCAAGAAGTGGTGAAAAGAACTGTTGGCATTCATCAAATCTCACTGAAGATGACCGTAAAAGAATGAGAGAAAGGGTTGAAGGTGAAAAAAATCCCCAATGGGGAACTTCAATCATTGATGAATATGGTGGGGTGTGGTTTGTCAAAACAATGGCAAGTACTGGAATCACTATAAAAGAATTCTGCAGATATTTAGGAATAGATAAGACTACATTATATTGGTATTTGAAAAGAAGAGGACACACATGGTCTTCTTTAAAACAATAACATTATGACTCAACTCGTTTTAACAGACAAACAAGCAGAATGGATTGGAGACAAGACTAGGCATCTCATGGTAATGGGTAGTGCTGGTAGTGGTAAAACATTCTTTGCTTGTGTTAAAGTCATATTATATGCTATTGAATTTCCAAATGCTCGTATTGGTGTATTCAGACAAACATTGCCTTCTTTAAGAGAAACAGCATGGTTAGAGATACGAACTATCTTGAACGATTATAACATTGAATATGAAGAAAATAAATCCAATGGTATTATAACATTATCCAATGGTTCTACTATTTCTTTTACTCCTCTAGATGATGATAGGAAGATAAGAAGTCTAAACCTTGATTTTGTGTACATTGAACAAGCAGAAGAGACTACAGAAGAGGCTTTTGATGAATTAGACCTTCGTATCAGACATGAGGTATCAAAAAAGAACTGGGGACAGATGCTGATTGTGGTTCAGCCTGAAGGTAAGACCCATTGGCTCTATAAAAGATTTTATCAGATTAAAAAGAACGATTCCGATTATAAATACATTCATTTCAGTTATTTGGACAATCCGTACCTTCCTGATGAACAAGCGAAGGTATATGAAGGATTGAAGGAAACTAACCCTGACAAATATCGTACTCACACTTTGGGTGAGTGGATAACCTCCTCAAAACAGATATTTACTGACAACTGGGAAGTAGGGTACGATAGAAGGTATTTCAACTACTATGTGGCTGGTGTTGACTTCGGATGGAATTCCCCAGCTTGTTTTTTACTCATAGGAGTTTTTGATGAAGAGTTCTATGTTCTTGGAGAGGTCTATAAAACAGAGATGACCAATGATGAATTTCTTCATAGGATTCATAATCTGCTCCAACAGTATGAACTCCGTTTCGATGATTTGGATGCTGTTTATTGCGATAGTGCTGACCCCGAAAAGATTGAAGTCTTTTGCAGAAACGGTTTGAATGCATATCCATCTGTAAAAAATGTGAAGGCGAAGATAGATACTACAAGAGAGAGTCGCATTTACATAAATGAGGACTGTGAGAACCTTATCAGAGAGTTGCCTTCTTATGAGTGGAAAAGAGACCGTGAGGGCAACATATTGGATGAACCAGTCAAAAAGAATGACCATGCAATCGACGCTCTCTGTTATGCCGTGTACGGTGTAAAAGGAGAACTGTCAGAAAACAGACCAGCATCCAGTTTCAGTATGAATGAGGTGTATGTATATTGAATATATTTAATCGAAATAAACCAAAAAGAGTGGAGGTTGAGAATGTAGAACCGAATCGTGTTTTTAATGTAGGTATTTCTGATATCTACAAGGAAACATGGGATGAACGGTCACAAGACTGGGTTGACCTTGCTCCACATAAAATAAAACCAACAATCAAAAACAGAAGAAAAGCAAGTCAGTTCCCATCTGTATATGGTATTCTGAACAACCTCATCATGAAAACCATTTCCAGTTATACCATCGATGGTGAAAATCAAGATGCTATCGACCACATCATTGAAGTTGAGGAAATATGGAATCTTCGTAATTTGATGTACGAATGCCTTTGGAAATGTTTTGTTGATGGAGAACTCTTTTATGAGAACAGCAAAAATACTGAAATTGATGGTCATGTGGCTTTGAGGCTGTTGGCATTCGATGGAGAAAAGTCACTCATAAAAAAGATATATGATGAAAATTCACGGTTGGTAGGATACAAACAACTTGTTGTAAAGAAATCAGCACTCAAAAAGTGGAAGGGCATGGAATTTTGGGAACTGTTCCAAGAGGAAGATGTCATTACTGTTGATTTTGATGTGGATGAGATTTCAAACCCAATGCTTATTGAAATTGATGGAGTTGGTCAGTCTATTGTAACCAATATCATCGATATAGCTTATGAAATTGAATCTCTCACTAGGATGATGCCTTTAATTGTTCACAAGTCTGCAAATATTCTTGTTGCCACTTTAGGTAATTCTGACAGAAAAGAAACTAAAATGGATCAGAAGGCAAGAGATACTATTGCTGACCAAGTTTCCGACATACACAGAAAAGGTGTAGTTGTTGTACCGTACGGTGTGGAACTTGAGAATGTGGGCAATCCAGTTCTACCTAAAATAGAAGAGTACATTAAATCACTTAAAGGAATATTGTATGAAGGTTTAGTGACTCCAGAATCTCTCTACTCCAGTGAATCATCAAACAGAAGTACTGCTCAAGTCCAATTGACCGACCCACAGACAGGTCATGTATTGTTCATCCAGTTCTGTCAGGAATTCTTAAAAGAGTGGGTTGAAAGAACTCTTATTGACCCTGAACTTGTAAAACACGGATTTGAGAAAGGAGCTGCTTATATTACTTTCCAAACAACTGATGAGGATTTAGATACTAATTTCCTTGAGACTGCTGATGGTCATGCAGATGAAAGGGGAGAAAAGATTCAGAACAAGGATGGGTCTACAGCAATAACAACAGATCCAACTCCGTATCAAACACAAAAAGATAAACAATAATCATGGTAAAAAGAATTCAGACAATTGATGAGTATTATGATCCGTATGAGGATGATGATGACCCTTTAACTATCTTTTCTGCTCCCGATTATTACGATTCGGATGAACAACTGGTTCTCATTGCTTGTTTGATGCTGTTGGAACAAAGATACCGAATGATGCAATCGATGACTCCACAGAGAGTGTTGGATGAGATTGATGATATCGCAAAATCTTTGAAGAGGGAGTTGAAGGCTACAGCCATTAATAGGGTTCATTCTAATGTGTACGATTATTTCTCAAAGAAACTTTTAGAATTTGGGATTCCTCAAAGTGGGTATGTTGAGCAAGATACTTCAATGGATGCCATAATAAAACAGTCAATTGACAATATGGTTAATCAGTTGAGGGATGAACTGAAAGTCAAAACTATGTTCTTTATTGACAATATGTCAAAAGGAGACTTTGACATTTTGCCTAATTTTAAAAGGGCTGTTCAGAAACTCAATGATGCTGTTGGAGTTAATTTGATTTACTCTAAAGAAAAATCTTTGAGGAACATTGAGGAATTCGTATACGATGAGGATGTATTGTGGCTTTGGGTTACAAAAATGGATTCCAAGGTGTGCGAATGGTGTAGGGAACAAGAAATGCAACCTCCACGGTTGCTGAAGGATATGCCGTTGGACCATCCAAGAGGAAGATGTACAAAAGTGCCTTTGTGGACTTCATACAATGCAAATTATACAAGACTTTGGGATATTGATGAATTATGATAACTATTTTTCAAACTGGAGAATTTGACTATTCAGATATTGAAATTGACAAACCAGTTAAGTATTCAATGGAGAATCTTATTGAGGTGGCTTCAAGAACTCCAAATGTAAAGATTACAAAGGAGCATACAAGTGAAGTCATCGGAGAGATGTCTAATTTCATTGTTAAGGATGGTTTGTTAATGGCAGAAGAACCGAACAATCTTGAATTGAGTGGAATGGGCTTCAGTCCAGTTTTCACATATGATTTGTATGACATGGGTGAATACTATGAGCCACGAAATATACAAATGACAGAGATTGGGTATACAAAGAATCCAAGGACAAAAATCGTTTATAATTCGATTGTAGTGCCGAATGGTGATAATATGGATGATACTGAAATTCAAAAGCTAGTTAAAAGAAATAACGAATTGCAAGAAGAGATTGGTGTTTTAAAAAATCAAGCAAAGCAATTCAATAAAAAACTAAAAGAAAAAGATAAGGAGATTAATAGCATTAAAGAGGGCTATTCTGATGCTGATGATAAACTGAAAGAATATGACTCTCTAAAAGAAATTGAAGCCTCCTACAATAAACTCATTAGTTCTAAAAGAGATGATTTGATTCATAAAATCTGTGGCAATGATAAAAAACAAGCAGAAAAATATGCTGATTTTTCCATTTCTCAATTAGAAACTACTGTTGAGTTAATTGAAGGTGAAACTGGAGGCAGAGGTATAACACCTCAAGATACTGATGTGGATGATGGAAATACTCCGAATCCACATGATGATGAGGATACATATACCGATGAACAATTTGAAGAAGATTTTAAAAATTCAGGTTTATAGTTATGGTTAAAGTTAGAGAACAAAACCCATATGAAATTGATTTACCTTTCGATGTAGTCGAAGGTAATTATACTGTACAAGAAGGAGTTATCGGTGGTGCTGGTAATACTGATGTAGGTTACTTTGCATCTCCAGTACACAAAGGTGACTTCGTGAAATTGACTTCCAACCCATGGGAGGTTGCAAAGGCTGATGATGGAGATACCATTATCGGTGAAGTTATTGATAACCCTCAATTCTACGGAGACAGACCACAAGAGTCTGCCACTGATGGTGCATATACTCGCAGAAAAGCAACTGTCAGATTATGGGGAGATTATGTGAAATCTCTTGAATTAGTCGCTGACAATACTGCTGTTGCTGTTGGTGATTCTATCAAATATAAAGGTAGCAATAAATTTGACCAAAATACAAATACTACTGACAGTATTGCATTAGAACCTATGGCGGCCAATAAAGGTGGCAAAATCGCTGTCTTAATGGGATACAGAGGTTTATAAACTTTTTTTATTAGGAGAATTATTTAATCATGGCAATTATTACTTTATCAGCCGAAAAGATGCTCCGTAAGGAGTTTGTCGAAAGGGCTATACTTACTAAAATGAAACCTCAACTCTACTTCTTGGATATATTTCCAGTTGTAGACCTTGATGGTGCAACTACCTTCACTCATTTCATTGATGATGTGAATGCTGAAGATGATATTCAAAACGGTGTAATGTCAGAACCATTACCAGTCACAGAACTTTCTGAATTGACTAAAATTGACATTAGTCCTATCAGTAAAAAAACTGGTGACACCTATCAGTTCGGATATGCATTCGAATGGTCTGAAGCCAAACTCAAAGAAAACGGATTCATTGATGAAGTTGCTAGGGCTATTGACAGAATGGCTTACGGTATGGCTAGGAAAATCAATGGAGATATCTTCAACATCATGGATACTTATGCTCAAAGTGGTATTACCTTGAACGATGGTGACTGGGGATCATCTGCACAAATCAATGATGATATTATCGATTTGAAATATCTCTTTGAAGACCAAACCTTCCAAGAGTACAGTCTTACTGATATGTACTTGAACACTAATCAAGTCAGAGAGGCTAATAAGTTCTATAAAGCTCTTGATGGTTCATTCAACATGGGAGATGTTGAAGGAGTTGAATTCCACAACACTAAATCAACCGTTACTGATGGTACTGCATACTGTATTGATAGAAATGTCAAACCTCTTACCATCTATAAGAATGTAAATCCAAAGCATTCCACTTTATCCAACCCAGTAAGTGGTTTAATCAATATAAACACTTACAAACAAGATAAATATCCATTCAAGAATGGAATGGAGGTTTGGGCAGAAATGGGAGTTGCTGTTAAACATTCCAATGCAATGGTTAAACAAACTGGATTATAGGTGGTCTTAATGACTTTAAGATATAACTTCCCTCACCTTTTTTACGGAGGTAAAATCCAAAAAGAAAGGCTCTACAAGGTCTTGCAAGACCTTGATTCTGCTAGTAGTGGAGAAGGGGCTGATATCTCTGACATAAAAGAGGCTATCGGTAAAGCAGAAGGTACTGGTGCTGGTGGTATCTTAAAGGATGTCAAAGATATTCAAGATGCACTTGGTGATGAAGACACCGAAGGCACTATCCTTGCTAGGATTAAGGCATTAGAGGATGCTGGATAGTGGGATTAAAATATAAATTCATTGAGTTGTTCAGTGGCAAATTTCCGAAGCCACAACAACTCTATGACCAACTTTCAGATTTACAAACACAAATAGATAATGGTTCTGACCCAGTTCCTCCAGTCAAGGAAGATGTGAAATTGACAAAAACTGGTCTGAAAAAAGCATTTGGCAACCCTAAAGATTTCAAAAGCATTGGGATTGTTAGAAATACTGAAGGGAGTTATCTGATTGTTTCAGATGGTAAAGAGTACAAACACATAGCACTAGAGAATATTTAAAATGTTAAAAGCGAAAGAATACTACAAAATCATTCATTTTCTTGAAGTTGAAACCATGGATAGATTCTATCCAGTGGAGGAATACTTTTATGAAATAGATGAGGAAACTGGAGAAGAAGTCCCAGTCATTTTTGAAGGTGATTCTTTCCTCTTTGAAACAAATCGTGAAACATTTGTTGGCTTTGATTATGTTGAAATTCTTTTGGAATCTTCTGTTGCATATGACCTCAAGGACATAAAACTGAATCTGTCCGAATATCTGAAAGGATATGATCCAGTTGTAGTTCTTGATGCCGAAGGAACTGGAAGTCTTCCAGTTGACACACCCAAGAAAGTTGTATTTCGGATTCGCAAATCTCAAACAATGAGTGAGGCATCAAGAAACCTCACCAATATAAAATCTATTGAATTAATCACTCCATCCAATACAGATTTCAAGATTTATGATATCTGTTTCCGTGATGACAATGCGATGTTCTCATTGGAGCAACTTGATGAGTTCTATGAGAACGGTAAGTATTACATCACTTCAAGGCTTCATATGGATGAAGTTCCTCCCGAATTGATGGATCATATCTATACAGCATCTGCTGGTTACGCTTGGATGTCCGTTTGGGAATATGAGGCTAGAGTGATGAAAGACACTCAAAAGAATGCTGAAAACTACGGACAATTCTTATTGGCACAAGTAGAAGATGCTATTGAGTTATATAAAAAAGCAAATGGAATTGCTGATGATGAAGAGATGTTTGTCATGCATGAATTGGTTACCAGCAAGGAGATAAAGTGGTAATCATGGAAGGAAAGAGTGTTTTTGAAGAGATTTTAGTCACATTGAGAGACATCATTCAAGAATCAGAGCCATTTAACGGTATAGATGTCTATTTCGACCCATCGGAAATGAATCCGAACGATGTTTTGCCGTGTGTGTCATTTAATGTTGGACAGAAGGAGGTGTTGAGTTCATCAGCACTATGTACACAGTATTCTCGAAGAATAGAAATCAGACTGCACACAGAAACCCTTGATAAAAGAAAATTGCAGTCAGAATTGTATAGTTATGAAGAACAATTGGTTTCTGTGATACATCAAGCCAAATTAGAAGGCAAGATTCCCGATTATTTTGATATTGTTGAGACTGGTTCATCTCAAATCTATGCATTGATGTTTAATGCAAGAAAAGAGGCAAATCAGTTTAATATGATTTTTTTCAGTAACCTCTTGAAGGTTAGATTCGTTATTAGGTACGAAATATGAAGTATAAATTTTTAGGTGAAGACAATTCATTTTGCATAGAACTATTAGCATACAAATTAGTCCCAAAGGACAAATATCTGAAGAAAGGACAGATAATTAATGTTCCTGATGATTTGACTATTGTTATAAATGCTTTAGACGCTAGTGGTGTCTTCCAAAGAGTTCAAGATAATAAGAAAGTTAAAAAAGAAGGTAAATAATCATGGTTCATGAAGTCGCTCCAAATTTATCATATCATTACTGGTTTTTAGGAATAAGAGGATTGGAACTGGATGGTGAGGCTGGTGCTAAAGTTCTTGTTCGTGGTTCTGAATATAAGCACGAAAGGAACATAGAAAATCAAGATGATGAAGGACATATGGGTACTGCAACAACCAAAATAAGTACTTATCGTACTAAAGCATCTGCAGACCCTTCCTATACTGATATGTGTAGATATCGTGAAGGATGGGAAGACATATGGCTTTTATTACTCGGTTCAGCCAAAGGCACTGAAGGACATGAAGATGACATAATTGTTGAAACAGTAACAACTGGAGTATATGATTATACATTCAAAATAAATGTTCTTGCTCCAAGAAACCCATACTTTGCTACACTCTATAATGGATTCGCTAAAGATCCAACTGGTGATACTTACAAATATGAGGACTGCTTGTTGGGAGAGTTCGAATTGAGTGGGTCTAATGAGGATGCTCCGAAGTATACTGCCACTTTCAGTTCAAACTATCCAAAAGTCAATCAGCCAAATATTGCAAGGTCTTTCCCATCTGAAACTATATTCCCAAAATCATCTGATGTGAGGATATATATTGCACCAGCAGACACTTCTGATGCTAATATGACTAATTTCGAATACCCATGTTACTTGGATTGGTCTGTTTCTGTTAATAACAACCTTGAAACAGTTCCATGTAGTGGGGATGATTTCGGAGAGTCAACCAAAGTATTGGGAAATCGTGAAGGTACTGTTAAAATTACAGTTCCTTGGACATCTGCAACAAGACACTTGGAAAAGGTCTTTGAGACTGGTGCAGCTGATGGTACAAATGTAACATCAGAAAACGATGTCAAGAAGATATGGATTGTCATGGAAGGTACTACAATCGGCTCTACTGAATACAAGTACACTACAACTATCAAAATCCCAAGAGTTGTTATCACTTCAGCATATTCAGAACAAAGTGGTTCTGATGCAAAACAGATAGAACTTGAAGGAAATATTGAAGAAAGTGGAAATGAATCATTCATAGAGACTGTTGTTAGAACCAGCCTTGAGGAATTACATATTGATAACGGAACAACTACCCCATAGGTAGTTGTATTTTTTTTTAAATTTTTTTTGGTAGGTACAGACAAGGCAAATGGTTGGGGGTTCGATTCCCCCTCCTACCTTTCGAAAATATGAGGTATTTGCGAAAATGGTAACAAAATTTGATACAAAAGTCGAATTCTGTGGTAAAAAAAGGAAATTCCAAAGATGTCCAAATAAGGCACTCAAGGAATATCAAAAAACCATAGAAGACATACAAGACAAATTAACTCCATTAGCAGAAAGGCAAAGGGAGTTTCAGTTCACTATTACTGAACTGAATGATGAAATTGGATCAATAGATAAGCATATTGAATTGCTTGAAAAACTTGAAGATCCAAATG